AGATAAAGCTACAGGTATCTCCATAAGATTACTGTAACTATGAATACGAGAAATCTTACTATAGAATTTAGATACAAACTGATCAACATCTACAGCATTATTATGTCCTTTAAAGAACTTTTTACGCTGGTTAGAAATCATAATAAATGCATGATCTTTTATATAGTTCTCATAATAGCCTTTGATTAAGTATCTATTATTAGTTCCGAAAAAGAAAAGACCAAAAGCATTTATAAGTTTCTCTCTCTGCTTACTATCGCCGTAGATAATCATCTTATTCTTCTTAAGAATGTCGACAACTTTATGCTGACTTTGCTTAAATGCAATACCAAAATCAGGATCTGCAAACATAGTTTTGTAAGGAATAACTTCAGCGCTTCGTTTAATCTTATTACCTTTCTTACGACTCTCTTTGTATTCTTTTACCCAGTCTTCTGGAATCTCTAGATCATCGTAGCTTTCAGTATGTTTTACTACTTCCTTAATCATGTGCTTGAAGTACACATCTGCTTGAACATAATCAGGTTTTGTAATACTAAAGAACTCAGCAAGTTCTTTTTCGTAACCTTCAGTAAGTTTAACAGCTACAAAGCTTCCGTAAGTATCTTGTATGTACGCATCTTTCATACTATTCATACGATCTCTTACTCTGAATATCTTAGTATGATGCATGTACTTACTGATTTGTCTATCCTCATACCTACCGGTATTTTTATCACCAAACAATAACTTACATAAAGTTTTATTCTTTAAGAATTTTCCAGCAGATTTATCAGTAAATCCTATAGACTTGTATACTTTTATAAAGAAGAAAGGAGCATTTGGAACAGATCTTTTTAGATGTTCTAAAGGACCATACACAGTTTTTACCTGCGTAAAGAAGTAAGTAGAGTGTAAAACACATTCATCTGTTACACGTAGTTTACTACTACGTTCTCTAGTAAGATCATAATAAGTAGCAAGATCAGAAGTTACATTATTCTTCATCATTATATCTGCTGCTTCTGCTTTAAATGCATCTATTTTTTCCATAATAGCCCTACGAGTTTTATTGTTGTACTCGATTGACTCTCGGTTCATAGTTACACTAATCTCACCTACATCAAAATACAATGCAAAGTTACCAGACCTTTGATGGTACATCACATCTTCAAAACCTGCAGCACTCCAATCAAAAGGATACCCTACTTTACCTATACAAATTTCTACGTCATTGTTACGAGTTCCATTTGTAGTATAGATCCAATGCTTACCTCTAAAGATTTTGTAGTCGTTATTAATATCTTCATTAGGTATCTTATAGGTAATATTATCAAAATACTGAAGCTGACTTTTAACAGCGTTTACAAAATACTTGTAGTCTTGTTGATTGGCAATAGAAATAATTACTTGCGTACCATTTATGTTATCAGTTGATGTTTGATTTATCAAACTAATTACTGGTACCTGCTCGCCTTTATGAATAACATAGTTGTATTCAATCCCGTCAACGCGGGTTACAACATTAAAGCTATCTGCATAGGCAAGAGGAGACTTAGCACCAATACCAAAGCCACCGATCTGATCATTAGTGTTACGCTTGGTAGATGCAAAGTATTTAGAGTAAATATTCTTAATGCGTTCAGGAGATAAACCTGGACCAAAGTCTTCGAAGATAATTTTACCTTCATCAAACCCAGGCTCAATCATTCTTAACTGTACATCAAGCTGCTGGTTTACTTCTTCATGCGCGTCAAAGCAATTAGAAGTAACTTCTCGCACAATACTACCAAACTTGTCGGAGTACAATGCGTCTGAGAAACCTTTGAACAATACGCCAAGGGACTCAGTGTCGATTGAAAACTCAGTGTCTACTGATTGACCAATAGTTTCTACTTCGTTCTGAGAAAACTGATTTAGTTTCATTACTTATTATAATTTAATTGTGGTTCTGCACTAGGTATCTCGAGATCTAAATGGGTTGAACACCAGGTTATTATGTTCTCGATATACTTAGCAAATTCATCGGTAGATAAAGACGTAGTGGATGCTGAGGTAGTACCTAGCACTTCGCCTGTATCGGGGTTGACAATCTCTTTACGATTGAAATTTTCTTTCAAGTAAATATGGACGTCTTCACGAGTAAGTGTAGCAGGAAGCTCATTATCTCGTAGATCTTCTCGGACATAGCCGAGTTCGTTTAAACGTTCGCGCACAAGATACACTACCACTCCCCAATAGTATCGGTTCTGTGGATTGCTTCTCTTGTTAAGCTTAGTTAAAACTATTTGTACGTCTTTGCCCTCGTACTTAGGGACTTCGTCTTGGAAATAAACGACATCTATCGGAACTATCTTACCATTCCGAATGGTTGCTGTGAAGTTCATTATACAATGGATTATCTAGGATAACAGTCCTCCGATCATTGTATATATCAAACACTAACTTACGTTCTTCTTCTGTTTCTACAGGTACAAACTCCGGAGCTGCAGCTGCTGTTACATACATAACATTATCTTCTGCAAGTATTCCTTCATCTACTAGTACATCTTGCATACATTTATTGTAGATCCATAAGTTATCTAAGTCCCAATTACCTACACCAACTACATCATAAAGCTTTAGCTTTATCTGTACTGGGTAAGAGGTAATAGGTTCAATGCCTTTTACAAACGGTTTTAGAAAAGATTTCAGCTCACTCACAACTTTACTACGTATGTGCGGTGAGTCTGTTCCTTTATAGAAATCCTGTCCGTTAATCTTTTTCAATCGGGGTGTACCGACGACACGGGGATTAGCTATAAGAGGATTGCCAAGCTTGTCTACAAGAATACCTTTCTTATTGAAGGGCATGCCTTGATACTTCTTGGGTATCTTACTCTTTTTCGTATAGTATTTAGCTCGTCTTCTTTTAGACAACACTACGTGTTTAATATACTTTGGAACTGTTATTCTTCTTAATAAAATATTACTCATACTTAAACTCTTTGTTGCAAATATCGAACAAATTGTCTCATCTTCATCCGTTTAGCAATTCTTATTGCTCTAAACTTGTCTTTGTTAAAGATCTTTAAGATCTTTTTTTGTATTGATTTCACTGTGTCTAGGTTTAAATCTTTCACTCTAAAGCTTTTTTAAATGATTCTATTAACATTATTGCATAGTCCTTACCATGGTTACGTACAAAGTCAGACCAGTCCTTTGCACCATAATCTACTGTACCAAACCTACCGTTGGTTAGGAAGATAGGTTTTATAGAGTAGCGCCTGCTTATCTCCGCTGCCATCTTAATACCTGCATAGTCGAAGTCGTAGAAGGTAAACACCTTCTTGTATCTGTTTCGTAGATTGTTGACTATGTCTTCATCAGGATAAGTTGACTCGCTTTGAAGAGCAACAGCGGGTATACCGAACTCATATAAACACATGACGTCCTTCATACTCTTTGTTAATATAACAAAATTTCCTTTAGATTTTAGCTGCTTGTACCCTTGTACCACATTAGTATTACACATGAATCGCATCTTATCTCGACAAGGAAAGTATATCTTATACACACCTTCGTCAAACCTATATGCATAGGCAGGATCTGATTTTGTATAACGATATACCATCTTACTGTTAAGCCAGACAGCTTCGCATGCATATACATTAAAGTGTTGTAGGGTAGCCTTAGAGATACCAAAGGAAGACCAATAATCTTTATCAAGACTATTGAACTTCCTTATCTTAATACGTATCTCTGTATTACGCTGTTGAGCTTGTCGTATATTCTCGTAGTTATAATCTACTTTGGCAATACGTAAGTCGCTATCGCGCAGCTTAAAGTCTTTAGCAATAATTTCTAAAGCTTGATTAAAGTTACATCCGTAGATGTACTCTACTACATTGAAAGCATTACCTGCAAAATGACCAGAGAAATCTCTAAAATACAAATCGCCACTTGGAGCATACTTAAATCCACAAGTGGGATTATTATCTCGACGTAAAGGACTACAAATCTTTTTATTGAATACAATAGAAACACCTAGATAGTGTTCCATAATTTGCTCTTGAGTCAGGTGATTCAAGATAAAGTCTTTAGTCAAAGGTTCTTGTAGCTCGTACATAATACATAAGTAAAGGAAGGGGAGGGTCCCCTAATTACAAGAATGGTTTTGTTAGTATTCTTATATCCCTCCCCCAGTCCTTATTTACCAATCAGGATCTTCTGCTACCGTATCTCCTGCGCCATCACTAACAAACGGAGAAGCGCTCTCATCAGTTGGAGTCATCTTCTCAATACGTTCCCACTTAGGATCTACAGCAAGCTTATTAGGTTCTTCCATCGATTGAATGAAAGGCTTAATAGCACGCATTGGGAATGTTAGATAATCTTTCTTGTTTAAGATAACCTTAATACGAACAGCTTTATCTACATGGTTAGTACCAAGTGCTTTGATTAACGCTTCAGAGAATGAAGAGAAGCTGTTTGTTTTACCAACAGATTTAATTAATACTTCGCGTGGTACGAACACGGTAAGAATATGGAAGATGCGCTCAGACTGAGCTACATATCTACTCTTTAGATGTTCTTCAGGGTCTTTGCCCCATGAACGTGCGTTAGTACGCTCACGTTCTTCGTCAATTGCCCACTCGACATGACTGAACTTTGCTCCTACTGCATCTTCAAAGTTAAAGCGCAGTACAAGATCACCTGTTCCATCAGCTTTAGCAGGTTCATAAACAACATTAACTAATTTAGCATTCTCATTAATGCCTGGGCTCATAATGTTAGCCCCAGTACTAGTGTTAGTACTTTCATCGAAACCGTAACTCATAATAGTTTTACTTTTTTCTGATTTGTAAATATAATTAATCGATGTAGATTTTATCCCACTTGAAATCTATAACAGTACCACGTAGATGTTCACAACGTGAGCCTGCCTCGATTTCAGCGGAAGCTTCAAAGGTAACTTTTAAGTTTCCTTCTTCATCACGATACACAAATCCAATTGCATCGCTGTCTGCCATTACTAGATTCTTTAGCTTGCCAGATAAATCTAACGATGAGGTGTTTACCTCAACACTATCAGAACCTATAAGAGTTTTCTTTCTATGACCGATCAAGATAACTTGAGGAGCAAGCATCTTTAATCTGTTAATCATAGTGATTACTCTATCTCTTACTTGGGCATAGCCACCGCCGTAAGGAATATCACCAATCTGTTTTACTTTATTCTCTTGGCAAATGGCATGTTCTATCCAGAACACCATGTTATCAAGAGTATCTAAAGCAATGTAGTCATACTTATGTTCGCTGTCTCTAACAGCTTTCATAGTAGACATAAGCTCATTTAAATTGTTGACTTGCACTTTCATTGCACTGACAAAGTCAGTACCTTTTTCGGTGTCAAGGATCAAGCAATTGTTTAGCTCGGCAAGAGTGGTTGTCTTGCCTACTTTACTCTGACCAAACAGGGTCAGAAGTTTAGGACTGCGCCGCGCGGGGGCAGAACGTTTGGTAGGTAACTCCATACACTAATTTTAATTACTATTATTCTGAATACCCGTAACCCAGGGTCTGGGGTTTTTCGTAGTCCCAATCGTCAAACCTACCGTTAGCTAAGTTGTT